GCTTCCTCCCTGCTCCTGCAGGTGAAGAACTTCCGTGGGTTCGCGTATGGGACCATGGTTTCCAAGGTCCAACTGGTAAGTGGTATATCGAAAACTCGCTTACTACTCTCAACAAACCAGATCCTGTTGGCGAACTGAATTCCGAACTGTGGAACTCAGGCGTCGAAGCGAACAAGGAAATTGCTCGCAAGCAGAAGCGTCGCCTCACTTACATCTCGAACGTCCTTGTTATTCGCGATCCCGCGAATCCAGAGAACGAAGGTAAGGTCTTCCTGTATAAGTACGGTAAGAAGATCTTCGATAAGATTAAGGACGTGATGCAACCTACGTTCGAAGATGAACAACCAGTCAATCCGTTCGATCTATGGGAAGGTGCTAACTTCAAGTTGCGCATTCGTCAGGTTGAAGGTTATCGTAACTACGATAAATCGGAATTTGATGGACCAACTCCTTTGTCTGATGACGAAGATAAGTTGGAGCAGATCTGGGGTAAGACCCATTCTCTCGCAGCGTTCCTCGATCCTTCAAACTTCAAGTCATATGACGAACTGAAGGCGAAGTTGAATGCAGTCCTTTCGGGTGGTGCTCGCGTAGCAACTGCCGAGAAGGTTAATCCGCTGGATGCTGAAGACGAACTGTTCGTTGAAACTAAGATGAAGTCTGCAACTTCTACGGTGACCGATGATTCGCCGCCATGGAAGGAAGACAGTGACGATGACACGATGAGTTACTTCTCGAGTCTCGCTGACGACTAAAATGAAAAGGGGGACTTAATTGTCCCCCTTTTTTTATCCGAAAGATCTTTTATTCTGGAACCTTTGCCAACTACTGTCTTCAGTTCTGACCGTATCCATCGGTAGAGATCCGCTACCATTATTTTGTTGCGGTGCAGCAGGTTGTTGAATTACAGTTGGTGGTGGAACATTAATAACTGGCGCAGTATCTTCTCTAGCACTATCTGTCATTTCTTTTAAATTCGCCGCAGCAGTATTATTCCCAGTTTCCAAATTGCTCTTGGTAATTTGATTAGTTTTAATTGAACCTGCTGTATTAGGTGTGAATAATTCTGGTCCATTTTCACCAACCAGATATGAACCCTTGGCAGATACTGGACCACCTTCTGCTCTCGCTCCGTCGACGGATTCAGTTGAACCCTCTGTTGAGTCTTCATTACCTGCTCTGGAAATATCTCTTGCTGCAAGACCAGCGTCAATTGCAAATGACGCAGCAGTTCCCGCTCCAGGAACAGTAGAGGCGACACCCGACGCTACTTCACCTGCAGCGCCAACGAAGTCTCCTTGTAGTGCACGCATGGCACCAAACCCAAGACCAGCAATTGCACCAATAATTGGAATCTTTTTCAGTAGAGATTTACCAACTGCCTTTGCGCCTATTTTAGCAGCACCCTTTGTAGCAATCTTGCCACCAACTTTAGACATTCCCTTTTCTGCGACCTTGCTGATAGCACCTTTTGCTTTACTGAGCATGCCCATACCACTCTCAGCAATTTTACCAGCGGTGGCACCCTTTGCGGTGTTTTTGCCGATAAATTGAGATGCTTTATTAAACATCCCTTTACCGCTTTCACTAACTCCCGCAATACGATCTCGCATCACTTTACCAATTCGAGACTGCTTAGCAGCACCAGCAAGAGGTCTACCATTCTTGTCTAATAATTGTTCTGCTCGTAAACCTCTGTTTTTAACAAGGTCAGTCGCCTTTGTTCTCAGAGTATTTGCAGTTCCCCTTACTCGATCAACAGCACCATCTACTGCATTGGTGCCTCTCTCGAATACACCACCTGCTTTTGCACCAAAGTTGGAGAGACGACTAGAGTATCTTTGATTTTCTAGTTTTTTAAATAGACCCTGACCGCCAGCTTTGAACCCAGCATACCCAGCAGCGATCCCGCCAAACAGAGATCCTCCACCTTCATCTTGCTCACCGTTACCAGTTGTAGGAGTTTCTGGTGTGACTCTAGTGTTTGCAGATTCTGTTCCGCCGATAACTACTTTCGGGGTAGATTGTTCTTTCGCTTCTACTGTTGCAGATGCCTTTTCGGCGTTTTGTTTATCAATATTTTCAGCACGTTTTTGGGCGTCTGCAGATGCTTGTTCTGCTTCTGCCTGTGCTATTTTGTTGCGAGTCATTACATCTTTTACGCTGGAACTTGGGTCTAACTGTTTTTTGCCAGAAGGTGCAACACCAGCACGTTTGAATAACTTATCTTTAATCTCTGTGATGAGTTGTTTGATTTCAGTTAAGATAGATGCAACATCATTCTTATCTCCTACTACAACTCCACCTTTTGCAGATTGAATCTTTACCTTTGGTTGTATAGATTCTTTGTGTTTTGCTTCCAGAGTTTTATTAATCTCTTCCATTGAAACAGGTTTACCATCTTTTCTATACGAGAAATCTTTCTCGGAAGATGGTTTGATGCCTTGCTGCTCTAAAATCTTCTTTTGTTCTTCAGTAAGATTTACCATTTTATCTACAGATGTAAATTCTGCAACAGATTGACTTGCAGACTGATTCGTTTCTGTTGCGGTGTCATTTGACGAAGACTGACTGGTCGTCGTTGACTTATTAACGTCATTGGCAGACTGATTGGTCGTCGTTGACTTATTAACGTCATTGGTTGACTGACTGGTCGTCGTTGAATTATTATTGGTAGACTTATTGGTTTCTGTTTTGCTACCGATTGCCTCAGAAAACATTTTCTTTAAACGTTCTACTTCTGAAAGTCTTTCATTCGATTGATTGGTTTCATTACGAATTTCTTCGCGACGGGATTCTTGAGATTTGAATATGCTCCCAAGAACTCCGCTCTGCGGCGTCAATCCTTTCTTGAATCCGCCCATGAATTCGCTGCCAGCGTTTTTGAAACCTTCTCTGAATCCTTTAGTTGGCGTGCCTTCTCTTCCAGGTTCTTTTGAGTTTCCAAACAATTCTTGTTTCAGACGATTGACGAATGTGTCGTCTTTACCTTCTAGTGTTAATCCTTCTGCCTTGAAGCGTTCGCCTAGAGCTTGCTGTTGTAACTCTTTACCAATTTCACCAAGTTGTCCTGGACCACCACTTTCGCTTCTAGCAATCATTTTTGATGCAAGGTCATTGATGTCTTTGAGTGATTTCTTAAACTCGTCGACCGTCTTGAATTGCAATTTTGTAATTGCATCCAACGTATCCTCCATGAGTTTCTTGTCTTGGGATTCCATTGTGCGGATTACATCAGATGTATTCCTTTCGATAGATTGAATAAAACTATTTACCAATCTTGCAGATGCTTCCTTATCAGCAGGTCTATTCTTATTAAGATCTAGAACCTTGCGAACTTCAGAGAACAATTTGTCCTTTTCTTCAGATTGCATTGGTTTTTCACCAGAACTCGAAGTGTTCTTGGCGGTTTCTATTACCCTCGCAAATCTTTCTGATGCGGACTTGGTTTCCATTATTGTTGCTGCCTTTGCTTATCTGCTTTTTCTTTTAAGTGCATTGCCAATAAACCAACATAAACTTCCCTTTCCCAAGGAATCATATTTTCAAGTTCACTTAACGAATATTTATGTTCGTGCATTAAAATAAAGTTGGTCTTATAATGATTCCTCATGTTGTCATGAGAAAGGGTTATTCGAAAAAACTTTCTACACCGTCGAGGAAAATTACATTATTTGTTGAACAGTTCGAGCAATCGTACTCAATCTTATGTTCGACTCTGGGCATAGAAAGAAAGAATTCTGTAATCTTCTTAAACTGTGAAGAGGTTAGATTGTCAACAAATTGCTCTACGTCTTTTCGTTGAATATCTTTAGTTGTGAAGACTTCATCTGTAGTGTAGACACTATCGATGCAAGAAACTACTAAATCATATGTTACGGAATCGCCTCCCATATCGATCGAAGTTGGATACCGCATAATAACCCCAAGACCGTTTCCGAAATCGATTTTATTTGTATGACCCTCGGTAATGGTGGGTTTAATTGTTGTCAAGTCAAGTTCCGCTGCAGTCTTATGACCGCACTCACCACATACCAAATTAAACTCGGTAATCTGACCAATAGATTCAGAGCGAAGTTTAATGAAGATATTTTGGAGTTCAAAGAACGGGAGATCTTTGCCTACCAATTTACCGAAACTACAAACGTCGACAATTTCTTGCATCACGTTTAACATTTCAGATTGATCTTCAGATTCTGATGCCATGATCAGCAACTTTTCTTCTCTAACTAAGAATGGTCTGAATTTAACTCGCTCTTTACTTCCAATCATTTCAACGTAAAACGTTGGTGTTTCCATAACAGGTAACATAATATTCTCCTAATAATTTATCCGAGGGGTTGCCCTCTGTCCGCATATGTATCGCCAGCCAGTCCACCAAGCACATTTTCCATTCTTGATCCGACATTTTGCTGCAGTCTCCAATTTCTAAATGTAAAGGTTATTGGCAGTCTAACGAATTGTGTATTGGACCATGCTAATGAAACAGGTGCCATTGCTCTAGGCCATGCTTCTTCCATGATCCATGTTTGTGTTACTTGGTCGTTTTGATCCAGTGAATTTAAAACGATTTGACACGTATAATCCTCATAATATCCAACATATCGTTTCTCAGGATTTACGATCTTGCGCATCCATGTGTCGAAGTATTTCTTTACTTTCCAGTCTTTATCACAAAGGAAAGTAAATGTTGCAGATTCGCCAGTATAGTCTAGAAAAGTTGCTCGATTCTCGACACGGTTATTATACTTGAATGGTTTTGAACCCATCACTAATCCAGGAAAGATTGCTTCTTCGCACATTAGTGATGTATAAGCAGTGTTATTATTTTCGGGAGTGTTTTTCTGTCCCAGAAGAAATTCTGATGCTTCTGGAACTCCAGGAATATTTAGAAGTGCATTGGTAATGCTATTTTCCAAACCATTCATACATTTCGGTGTGCCGAGAATTACTTCGAATCTGTGTGAACGTGCTAAGTCCTTTGCACCCACTTCTGCGAGAAATTCTTGTATCCCGTTGCCTGCCGCTGCCATTAGTATTTACTCCTCGAGTCTCTGAATACTTCTTCTTTTGTTTTTTTCTGGAATGCTTCAAGGGGTAAAAATATGGCACTTTTCCAGTCGATGGGATTTATCTTCATAAATCTTGATTGCACATGAGTTGTCAAATAATGCTTGATGCAAGGTTTAACCTCATTTGCAGTGCTAATGCTCTGTAACATTTGATACGACATTTGAATTTTGGTAGTGGGACTAAATGTTTTTGAATTTGTGTAATCAAGCAACTCGCCTAGAATCTTTCCTCTTACCAGATATGGTGCGTAGTGCAGATTGATACCATAAAACCCTCCAGGTGCTGGACCGAATGGCAGCACTAACGGGAAGGCATCATAGAATGGTAATTCGTTTTTCCATTTTGGATCGTAATAGTACATATACATCGAACCGATTTCGATGTTTGACTTTAGTTCTCCAATATCAGATTGCATTGCTGTATTCGGCGATAAACTCGCGCCGACTAATTTTTGAGCATTGCGCATATACCACCAGATAGACTTTTGTCCATCCCCAGCTTTAGCACGAAGGTTTTCGAAAGGATTTGCCATAATAACTATTTATTCGTTATTCCCAATTCTTTTTCAGTTAATATCAGGAATTTCCATTTTCTATCTAAACAGAATTCAGTTGCTGCTTTCCACTTTGCTTGATTCACACCCCAATTCATTACTTCTTGGAGAAACTGTTTTGTTCTTCGTTTTGGGATTTTGGGTTCCTGCGTAAACTTAGCAGGTTTAATTTCTATCAAGTAACGTTGATCATTGACTTTAATATAGAAGTCGACGAAGTATCTATGGACTCTTCCATCAACAGGAGATCTATATGGTATTGCAAGTTCTTCTGAACCCCACTCCGAAACATTATCATTCGCATCACACCATTTCATAAACTTTAGTTCGTAACTAGAACGGAAGATGATGTTGCTCGGATCCCCGATATACTTATTGGGTTTCTGTATATTATATCTGCCTTTGAGTGAATCTTTTGAATAAACCATATAAATATAAGAAAATACCAATCTAAGGGATATTTATTCGTGTCGCAAATCAAATTTACGCCAAAAGATGATGCGAGAGAAGCGCACATTCAAAAATATGGAATCGATAGTGGCAGTGCGCTTCGGTATCCACTTGATGTAGAAACGCAATCCCCGCATTATGTTGTCTTTTATCCATTGGTAAGAGAAGGTTCTCGTCTTGGTGAATCGTTCAAGAACAATGGTGGACAGGTCTTTGATAAAAGTCAGCAAAATACACAACAACCAAAAAATGCCACTGCTCAAACTGCTGCTCTAGGTGCAGGTATTGGTGCTGGTCTTGGCATCGCAGAACAGTTGACTAATGGTGGCGGTAAAAATGCTGGTGGCGTTAGTCTTTTGGGTCGCCTTGGTAGCGTTGCAGCAAAAACTTTAGGTGGTGGACTTGTTGGTGGTGCCATCGGAGCATTGTCAGGTAATCAGGAACTATATACAGGTGCTGGTGCCATTGCTCTACAGATGCCTGAAAATAAAATGTCTGCAGGATATCGAGCAACTTGGAAAGAAGGTGAAATGGGCACATTGCTCGGTGCGATCGGTGCTGGTAACCAGTCTCTCTTGGGTGCAATGAATCCACTAAGTACAGATAACATGAAACTGGCATTACGTTCAGGCGGTAAAATTTCTAAAGTTTTAAGCGACAATGCGCTTGATGTTAATAAAGTGCTAGAATCCACAACTAAAACTGTGACCAACCCATACAAAGAACAATTCTTCAAATCGATGAGTAATAGATCTTTTATATTCGAATATAATTTTGCCCCAAGAAGTGAAGCAGAAGCAAAGGCGATTTTTAATCGCACAACTGGCGGAAAGGGGGATAGTATGGGAATCATTCAAAAGTTTGCATATCATATGCATCCAGAACTCAAAGACTCTGGATACTTCTTCAACTATCCTTCAGAATTTACCATTGTATATTATCATGCAGGAAAAGAAAACCAATTTGTTCGCAAAATTTCCACTTGCGTTCTTACTAATATGACAATAGATTATGGAAGTGATACTGGATTTACTACATTCGATAATGGTATGCCAACCCATGCGACTATGCGTCTAGAATTCTTAGAACTAGAACTAATGACTGCACAAAGAGTCAATCAAGGATATTAAGATGTATTTTAGACAATTTCCAGTATTAAGAGGAAAGTTCGATGGCACCTATAAGGGCATCACAGATATTTTTCTTCGTGTAGCACCAAAAACTCCTATTAAAAATGTGGACTTTTTAGAAACAACTTACATTGAAAATGGAGAAACTCCAGAATTGCTCGCATATAAAATGTATGGAAGAGAAGATTATCATTGGGTTCTACTACTGACAAACAATATCGTTGATGTTCGCGAAGAATGGCCAAGAAAAGATAAAGATCTTTATTCGTATTGCGTAGAAAAATACGGTGAGAATAATATATACCAAGCAGTGCATCATTACAGGACTACAGATATGCTTGCATCACAAGGTGTCCCACAAGGAATTATTGTTGATTATAATTCGGCAAAAGTTCTATCGGGTGAACATGAACCAGTTTCGAACTGGGACTATGAAGTCGAGTTAAATGAGCAGAAGCGACAAATAAAGTATATTCCAAAGAATTTAATTGGTAAGTTTGTTTCGGAATTCCAAAGATTAATTAGAGTATAATATGTCGGATCCAAAATCAAAACAGTTATCAAATCCAGGTGACGTTTCTTTTAAGACTGTTGAGATTCAAAGTGTCAACGGCGAGGTTCTTGACATCAAAAATTTTATTGTCGAACTTAACATCTATGAGGATATATTTTCCAATGCACTACAGGGTGTTCTGATTGTTGTAGACTCGAAAGAACTTCTTTCTGGATTACCTCTCGTTGGAGACGAACTTTTAAATCTTTGGGTCCAAACTCCATCTTTTGGTGATGAATATGGTGAAAGTATCAAAAAGACATTTTCAATTTATTCGATTAAGAATAGAATGTTGAATGCTGACCGTGAACAAATGTATGCATTATACTTCTGTTCCATGGAAGCAGTCAGTGATAATATTACTCAAGTAAGTAAAAAGTACGAGGGTACTACCGATGAAATCGCAGATAAACTTTATACTGATTATCTAAAGCAAAAACGTTGCTTCGGTGGAATCGATAATAAAGATGAAACTCCGATGGTCATCGCAGATACTCCACACGAGGGTAAAATTGCATTCGTTGCAAATATGTGGTCACCATTCCGTTGCCTCAATTATGTAGCGCAAAGATCTATCGGTGCTAAACAAAAATCGCCGAGTTTCTTGTTCTATGAAACTACTAGACAATTCTATTTTACTTCTATTGACAATTTGATTAAGAGTCAATTAGACGATAGTTCTGTATTTGCTGAGTATGTATATTTACAAAAACCTGTCAACCCTGAAACAAATTTGACTGGGGGAATAACTTTTGATACTTCCAAACCAGGATTGGACAAAGGTTTCAACACTGTATCTGATATTCGTTTTAATGAACAAGTAGATATTCTAAAGTCGCAGGATCAAGGAAGATTCGCCAGCACTACAACAATTTTCGATATTATGATTAAAGAAGCGACAAACGCACCACACGATTATTCATATTCATATCCTGATATTATTCATATGGAAAATTACCGTATTGAAAATGGTAAAGCAACATTTGATGAGAAATCAAAAGATAATATGACATATCCTGCCAACGTAACTCGTTCAGCATTGTCTAAACGTTTCTTCCGTCCTGTGCATAGAAAAGTTCTTACTACTAGTGACGATGAATTACTAGACTATGCACCAGATAAATGGTTGGGTATGAGACAAAGCGTTCTTGAAGATATTTCTGGATTGCGTATGCATATTACAGTTCCTGGAAGAACTGACGCTGAAGTTGGTAAGATTATCAACTTTAAATATCCCAAGGTCGGAGACAGTGCAGATAAATCAGATCCAAAAAACCATTGGGATCCCTTTCTTTCTGGTGTATGGATGATTACCGCGATTCACCACAAGATGACTCCAGTAGCACATAATATGATTTTGGAAATTGCTAAGGATTCTTTCCATACGGCATTCCAAGCAATCACACGTGCACCCGCACCAACCCCACCAGCAGCAGATGATCCTGAAGTGCAGGCAGATCAGCAAAATGGTGTATCTCCGTCATCTCCTGGACCGATCAATAAAGCAGGTTGGACTCACCCAACTGGTGGTAAGGGTAGAATTACAAGTAAAACTGGACCAAGGCAAGCACCTACCTCTGGTGCATCTACAGGACATAAAGGGTATGATATTGGAGCACCAAAGGGTACTCCAGTTTTCGCAGTCAAAGATGGTACAGTTATTAAAGCAGGTTGGCAAAATGCAGGTAAACACTATGGTGAAGGTTCTGGATATGGTTTACGTATTACCATTGATCATGGTGGAGGTTATACATCTGTATATGCCCATGCAAACGAGGGGTCTCTCAAGGTAAAAGTGGGAGATAAGGTAAAGGCAGGACAGCAAATTATGCAGGTCAACAATACTGGAAATTCTACAGGACATCACCTACACTTCGAGATTAATTTAAACGGTAAGTTCCAAGATCCTGGACCTTACATTTCGTGAGATAAAAATGGCAGATAATTTCTTTTCAAATAATGATTCAAACTTTTATTGGTTCTTCGGATGTGTTGAAGATCGTGGAGATCCTATGCGTATTGGTCGCGTAAGATTGCGAATTCTTGGTTATCACACAGATGATAAAGAACAGTTACCAACCGACGATCTTCCTTGGGCGATGCCAATTATGCCCGCAAATAGTGCCAGCACTTCTGGTATTGGTTGGTCCCCAACTGGTCCAGTAGAAGGTACTTGGGTGTGGGGATTCTTCATGGATGGCGCAGAAGGTCAGCAACCTGCTTTTGTTGGGACAATTAATGCTGTTCCTGCGAGCAATGGTAGCGGCGGTGGGGGTGACGGATCAGGTAACTCTCCTACCTCGGGAGGCAGTGATGGTAGTGGTAGTGGTAGTGGTAGTTCTAATAAAGTCGATCCTGCTGCTCTAGAAAAGTTAAAGAATTGCAACTGCAGCAGTTTTGCTAAAAACATTATGGCGCGTGGTAATAAATCAAATATTAATCAAATCATTAAAGCATGTCGAGCAGCAGGATATAGCAACAATGCAGTTGCTGCATTTCTGGCAATCGCTGGTGTAGAATCTGCGTTTAGTCCTATTGCCGAAAACACCAATTGGTCAGTCAAGACCATGCTGAAGAATTTCAGGAAAGTTCGTAATAGAGGTGAAGCATTTGCTCGTCAGTTAAAGTCAGCAGGTCCAATTGCCATGGCAAACTTTATCTATGGTGATACCAGTAAGGGTCTTGGTAATGCCAATTGCAATACTATTACCACCTCTCCACTGGATGGTTATAAATTCCGTGGACATTCTTTTGTGCAAATAACTGGTAAAGATGCATTTGCGAAGATTGGTAAGATAATTGGAGAGGATCTAGTGTCCAATCCACAAAAAGTAAACTCCAGCGTCGAATTTAGTGCCAAGTGCTGCCTTGCATTTTATCAGTATAAAGGAGTAAAGACTTCTTCTCTTGTTGGTGATAATGCCATTGAAATTTTGATTAAACAAACTGGTCTTGATATTAATAAGAATCACCAACACAAACGAGAATTATATAAGTGCTTTATGGAAAACTTTACTAAGAACGGGAACTTTATCTGATGTTGGATGTTCTGCTCAACCAAGATTTATCTAAAATTTTAGATAATACTAAAATAAGCAAGGTTCTTTCTGCGACAGAAATTAAGCAATTGATGGGATCCATCGCGCATGATGTTGGCGGCGGTTCACATTCTACAATTTCAGATAGTGGTAAAGTCGGGGCATATGGTTTCAATCTCGAGGCCCTACAGACTGTTGGTGCAGTCGCGCCTAATGCTATCGAAAAAACATTAGAGAATATTAAAAAGAATATTCCTGACATTTCAATACTGACAAAGAAAACTTGGATTAGAGAACAGTCATCTGATTCTCTCGCGAAGTTTGGTCTTGGTGGATTGATTGGTAAAAACCTCGGTAAAAACTTTGCGCTTGATGCTCTTAATAAATTGGGACTTCCGATTCCAACGAACATTGGTAATGTTGGTAATAATCTAAACTTTGCTGCTCTCGCTGATCCTAAAATCTGGACTGCGAAAATTGGCAGTGCAGCAGCGATTGCAAATACAGTTGTCAACCAAGCAAACGGTTCGGTAGGATCCGCAGTTTCTTCTGTTAAAAACACTCTTTCTAAGGAGGGGTCTGGTCTTACTACAAAGATTGCATTGACAACATCTGCCTCAGGATCGAATGAAGTATTAAGCACTACAAATAAAATGGTTAACACCATAACAAAGACACTTACTTCTTCTGCGGTAAAATCTGCTACTGCATTAATTACTAATTCAGTCAAACTTCCATCTGCAACTAAGGTTGCATTTGAATTAGTTTCCAACCAAATTGATAGAAAAACATCTGCAGTAAATGAAGCAATTGATGTTTCTTTTGATCCATTCAGAATAGCACCTTCTGTTGAAAATTTAACGAATGCAGTCTCTGTAGTTACTTCTTTGGTTGATACACATGAAAAAGAAGTCACAGAAATTATCGATGATGCTCACATCGAGCAGATTACTAATCTTGGCGGCGGTGGTGGTGGATTTTTAAACGATCCATCTTCCCAAAACAATGCTATGGTTTCTTTGCTCGATAGAAATATCAAATCTCTTCTTTCTGCAAAGGCAATTACAGCGGATTCACCCAAAGATGTTATCATGGGAATGCTGTCTGTTGCTAATGGTCAGGGAATCGACACAGCGATTAAGTTCGCAAATGGATTGATTAAAACCAGTTCTAGTGGAAAAACTTCCATGGATTTCTTTGGGGTTGGGTTTTCGGCAAACAAATTATTAGACGATCTTCTACAAACAAAACCTGGATCACCAACAATCTCTGCACCCAACCCAGCAGAACTTGTTCAGGCAAAACCAACTGTGGCAAATCAACCCACAAACGAGGGACTTCGAGATACTGATCCGACAAAGGGATATAAAGATCCAAATAATGTCTATCCCAAGAAAGAATATCTCGAAGCAGGTAACGGTGATGTCAATGCACTCGCGGTTGGGAAAAATCCAGGAGAAACTAAAGCACTACCACAGGATCAAACGATCCACGGTCAACATGATGCACAAAGGACAACTTCGAAACCTATTGCTGGTCGAACAGGCGAGTCTGTTTCTCAACCGAAGTCTGCCTTTGCTGCTGAGTATCCATACAACCATACCTACCAGAGTGAATCTGGTCACACTATGGAATTTGATGATACGCCGAATGCAGAACGTGTTTCTCTAAATCATAAATCAGGCACGTTCCAAGAAATGCGACCAGATGGTTCGCAGGTAAATAAAATTATTGGTGACGGTTATACGGTTATCGATCGCAATGGTGTTATTACGATCGAAGGCAAGGCAAATGTTCACGTTGGTGGCAGTTGTAATATCTATGTAGCAAACAACTGTAATCTTACAGTCGGTGGTAATACGAATATCGATACACACGGAAACGTTGACTGGAAAGTCGGTGGCAACATGAACCTTGCTGTCAAAGGAACCTTTGCTACTCGCGTCGATGGTGATTATTCAATGGATGTCAATGGTAATATTGACTCTGCCACTTCAGGTTCTTGGCGTCTTGGATCTGCGACAAGCGTGGACATTCTGTCCAACAACAAGATTAATATTGATGCTACCTCTGATATTAACATTAAGTCCGACGCGAAGGCGAATGTTTACGGCGCAGAGACAAACATCAAGGCATCTGGTAAGACAAATATCCAAGCAGGTTCAACGATGAATGTTAAGGGTGGTGGTGCTACCAATGTTGATGGTGCAATCATTACAGTAAATCCTGGAAGCGCAGGTTCTGCGGTGACCGCATCGGATGGTACTCCTCCTGATATTACTATTGTTGCAGATCCAGTTTCACCGATGACTCCAAGTGAACCTGAATTTGTTGGAGGTGGCGGTGGTGTCTCTCCGGATGAAGCAAAGGGTATGGATTATGATGGCGAAGATGGTATTGCAGATAGCAACGCTGCAGGTATTGAGGATAGCGCGACTCCTGGAGAAGATGGATCAAGTAGTCCAGAAAGCGGAAAGGTCGCACCTACTGCATGTAATGTAACTAAGACTGGAACCAAACTCCCAGATATTAACATTTCAAATGGCGTAAATTATGGGATGAAAATCTCTGATAAATTTACCTTAAAAGATGTAATGGTCAAGGGTAAGTTGAGAGCGTATGGTGGATTCAGCAAAGCAGACATGATTGCAAACATGCGCTGTTTGGCAGTAAACTGCTTAGATCCAATCAGAACTAAGTTCCCTGGAATGTATTTCACATCAGGATTCCGAGATTATATTCCATCTGGAGGATCAACAACCTCGCAGCATATGCTCGGGCAGGCAGTTGATATGAAATTCAACGGTATGAGTAAGGCGAAATATCATGACGAGATTGTGCAGTGGATTATCAAAAACGTTCCTTACGATCAAGTTCTTCTAGAATATCTACCTTCGGGCGGACACTGGATTCATATCTCATTTAAACAATCTGGGAATCGATACCAACACTTTACCATGTATAATCACAAACGTGTTTCGGCAAATGGATCGTTTAAAAAATACTAAAAGGCATATAAATAAGTATTATGAAGACAGTCAGAATATACAAAGATTTAGATCTTTCCTTTACTCCGCATCCTGGAACGGGTGACTTGGGGATGAAGTTTGACATCAATTCAGTTAAGCAATCGCTTAGAATATTATTGTTGACTGCGAACGGTGAAAGACCGTTTAACTATATTGTTGGTTCGCCGATTTATATGATGTTGTTTGAACCTATGGATCTCGTTACTGCAAACATGTTAGAGGCACAAATTACGCTTCTGATCACTCAGTTCGAACCTAGATGTAAACTTGAATTGGTTGAGGTGTCACCAAATTTTGACCTTAATCAATATGACATAACCATCAGTTTCTATGTAGTCGGCAATCCCGAACCAATTACATATTCAACATTCTTAAAGAGAGCTCGCTAAATGGCAGAACTTAGAGTAACAGAACTTGATTTCCACGGAATCAAGCAAAACCTGAAAGAATATCTTGCTTCACAGGATGAATTTTCAGATTATAATTTCGAGGGATCTGCAATGTCAGTCCTACTCGATGTTCTTGCATATAATACGCACTACAATGCTACTCTTGCACATCTTCTTGCTAATGAAATGTTCCTCGATAGTGCGTTAAAAAGATCTTCTGTTGTTTCTATTGCAAAGACAATGGGGTATTTACCAAATTCTCAGACTTGTGCAAGAGCAGAAGTCTCATTAGAAGTAGTCGCACCAGCAAACTACGGTCCAGATTCTCTCACATTATCTAAAAACACTTCTTTTACTGCGACAGGAATTCCTTCTGACCTAGTACCAAGTGGTGTATACTCATTTAAACCTGATGACGATTATACTGTTACTGTATCAGATCAAAATGGATCGATAAAAACATTTACATTCGGGGATATTAAATTAATCGAAGGCAACAGAGTCGCAAATACATTCTTTGCAGATAGTACAACTCTGTCTGGACCATTTATCATTCCAAACAAAAATGTAGATATTACTACGGTTACGGTTTCTGTTCAAACCCCAAGTGATGATATAACTACGTCTTTCAATTATTCAGATACATATCTTAACATCGATAATAATAGTAATGTGTTTTGGATTGAGATGGGTTATGACGGTTTATACCAAATCGTATTTGGCGATAACATTTTAGGGAAGCAATTAGAATACGGTGATATTATTACTGTTGAATATTTTGTTGGTTCTGCAGATGGCGCAAATAACTTATCCAATTTTTCTGTGAGTAATATCCTTACTGGATCGACAGAGACTAAAACAGTAGAAGTCATTACACGTGCTTCTCGTGGTGCGCAAGCAGAGAGCATTGATAGTATTAAATTCAATGCACCAAAATTCAATACAACCAGAGATCGTGCAGTAACCTCTGATGACTACGCAACTCTGATTAAGAGAAGATTCCCTGGAATTAATTCTATCAGTGTTTGGGGTGGAGAAATTAATGATCCGCCGATTTATGGTAGAGTGTTTATTTGTTTAGATCCAGTTGCTGGCACGGTTATCACAGAATCAGATAAGGATACAATCGCGCGAGATATTATCGCACCAAAGAGTGTAGTCTCGATCCAACCTGTTTTTGTTGATCCCGAATATACATTCATCAGTGTTAATTCGACAATTAAATATGATCAGAAGAAAACTTTCGAAACTTCATCCGAACTTGCTACTAGAGTTAGACAATCTGTAATCGATCACTTCGACCTTAATGTGAATAAACTTGCGCAAGATTTCTACTATTCAAAATTGAGTGCAGAAATCATGGATACTTCTAGTTCGATCATTACGAATAATATTGATCTTACTTTACATAAACGGTTCACTGGTGTAGTATCAAATCAAATTTCATTCAGATTGGATCCAAATTTCGGACAACCTGTGCAACCAAATAGTTTGCGTTCTACGTATTTTAATACGTTGTTAAATAATACCTATTATGACGCATATATGGTTGATGTTCCAGATCAATCTCCTCCAGATCCATTGGGAACTGGAACAATTTACCTGAAACAAATTGGCACTGATGTAGTTCTATCTTCTAGTTTCGGAACAATAAATTACGGAACAGGCAAAATACTTATACCGACCTGCTATTTTATCTCTTTGTTGGGTGGTGCAAATGCATTTAGAATTTACGTCAAACCACAAAATGTCACAGCAGATATTACAACTAAAATTTTAACAAGAACTCTCGAAGATTATACGGGAGCAATTATTCCTACGATTTCTAGAAATTCTCTGCTCAAATTAGATCAAGATAGTGCTGCTAATGTTGCTGCTAATATTACTACGGGTCTACAGGTAACGGTTACAACATAATGAATCTTATTCCACCATCCAAGAAAGTTGTTACTGGATTTACCATAATCTCAGGCGGGAATAACTATGTCTCGCCAACTATTGAAATTGATGGTGGTGGTGGTATTGGCGCATCAGTAGAAGCAACTGTTGTTGGCGGTAAAATTACTGCATTGAATATTATCAATCAGGGATCTGGTTTCACTACTCCCCCTACTGTCACTATCGAAGATGATGAAGGGGAAGGTGCATCAATAACTGCAATAATTGGCGATCCTCCATATAAGAATAAACTAGAGTTTCTCATTCAGGAGCAACTTCCCGAATTTGTTCAAAATGAATATACTGGATTCGTAACCTTTCTAGAAGGTTATTATCGTTTTCTTGATCAATCAGGAGAAGTCAACAATTTTCTTTTGAGCGCAAAAGATTATTCTGATGTCGATACTACATTAGAAGCATTCATTGAGCAATTTAGATCGCAATATGCAGTAGACATTCCAAAAAATGTGCTTGTCAATCAACGCAGACTCGTAAAACTGATTCGCGATTTTTATGAATCTAAGGGTGCAGAAGATTCAATCGAACTTCTGTTCAAGATCCTATATGATGAAACGGTAGAATTCTTTTACCCCTCGACGCACATCCTAAAAGCATCAGATGGTGTTTGGATTGAAGATGTTATTATTAGAATAATCGAAGGTGATGATGACGTTGATCCATTTACCTTACAAGGTAAGATTTGTAATTTAGTTTATTACGAAAATACTGGCGTTCAGATTTTTCCAAAGACAATCGAAACGACGGTAACTGGCGTAAAGAAACTAGCATACACTCTACCAGCAATTTACGAACTCAATGTATCACTTCCTAAGAATTCTCCTCTAAAAGTTCCAGGTGCAGGTGCAGTTGCAACACTCAACATAACTAGTGGAGTAATCACAAGTGTAACAGTCGTTTCTGGTGGATCAGGGTTTTATGCTGCCCCAGAAATAACTTTAACTGGCACAAACGGATCAGGTGCAGTTCTTCGTGCAAACATTGTAGATGGTGAAGTTGATACGATTGCTGTCATCCAAGGTGGATCTGGTTATATTGAAAATGATGATGAGAATGAAGAAGAAAGTATTGAAGTAGTCTTTTCTACAGACTCTATTCGAACTCATATTCATCTGCCATCAGATCCCAATACGATTTATGGTTATGTTATCCGTCAATTATCTACAGTAGAAGTTATTTCCTGTGATGGTGATGGCGTCGATGACGATTGTGGATTTAGGGTCGGGCAGATTTATCAAATCGACGAGCAAAGTGTTGTCGGTCAATACGTAATAGATCCACCGATGTCTGCTGTCACAGACACTCTCATCGATGCTATCGATGCAAATCCATTAGAGTATGGAACATATGATGCCGAAAGATTTGCTGATGGTATTAATGATCCATTCTTCAATATTGGTGATGAATATATTAGGGTCAATCGCGATAACAGAGCATCGATTAGAATTTCATCCATTGATGAATCTGGATGCGTTACTGCTGTTACCATCTTCAATACAGGATTCGAGTTCGAGCAGGAACAATTCCAAACAACCATCATATCTCCAAATGGATGTGAAGCAGTTCTTGCATTTACCACTGGTGCCGTTCTCGTAAAGGCAGGTAGATTTAAAGATTCCCGTGGTATGTTGTCGAACATCAACAAACTACAAGACAATTATTATTACCAGAACTATTCCTACGTAATTAAATCTGGCGTGACCTCGAATACATGGTTACCAATAATTAATAAAACTGTGCATCCTGCTGGTATGGCGGTATTTGGTGAATTGCTCATCACACAGACAATCGATATGGTTGATTATATTGGTGTTCTAGAAATCCTAGTGCTCAATGAATTCTTTGGTGACATTACGGTGATCAATGACCAAACTAGATCTGTTGATTTTGAAAAGGTTCTATTAGATAATGTTGATGGGCGCAGATCTTACTATGCGATTCCCGACTATGTCCCAACTGAATATGCATCAGCAGATTCAGACTTACTAAAAGTGCACTTCTATAAGGTTCTTTCTGATCTCACAAATCTGTCAGATTCAGTAGATTTACTTTACGACAAGGGACTCTATGATACCGAAGAAGATGCTACTTCTATGGTCGATTCTTTCGACCGTGTTGTTCAATATTTCAGAGAGTTTAACGATGTTGCAACACCAACCGATTCTTTCGATCGTGTCGTGCAATATTTTAGAGTGTTCGACGAAGGAACTTCTCTAAGCGATTCATTTGATCGTGTAGTTCAATATGTCAGACTTTTTAATGAAGAAATATCGTCGACCGATTCTTTCGATCGTGTCGTGCAATATGTCAGAGAGTTTGACGAAGAAACAACTCTGATCGATTCCTTCAGCAGAGTTGTTCAATATGTTAGACTATTTAATGATGCGTTCTATACCTCGCATACTACTGCAGTCGATTTTGGTAAAACTCTAATAGAAGATCCGCTTTGGGTTACTAGAGATTTCTGGGCAAATCCTGATTATAGTGGTACTGAATTTGCATGGAATGCAGAGGAAACAATTGAAGTTGCGTTTGGTAAAAACGTTTCGGATTCTTATAGTTCATCCGATATCATTGATATAATTTCGTTTGGCAAAGTTATCACAGACACTGCAAGCATATCAATAGAGCGTCCAGGATTTGTAATCAATAAAGTATTGTCTGAAACAATTTTTGCATCAGATGCCAAATCTATCACAACTGCACTCCCGACTTTGGCGGATTCATTTATTGTTTCTGAAGATTCTATCATTAGTAATCTTCTAACTAAAACAGAAATTGCAACAACTCTGGACTACTATAATAAGGTTTTGCAAATCTCCAGTGCAGATGGCGCAGAAACCTCAGAAATTATTTTCATCGAAGACGAAATTCCGCATATTGATATGGTTGGAGTGAATGAGAGTTCAAGAATGATTATAAATAAAGGAATCGGGGACATGCTTGGCATAACTGATTCAGGAATTATTAACACTCAAGATTATGTCAACGGTGATTTTGGTTCAGACTTTGTTGGTCAAGCCGTTTATTTTTAACTAGAAGAAGGTAACTCAAATGAATCTCAAAGAAAAAATCGCAGGTGCTACTGGTAAACTTCGCATCGTCGTTCAAGACGAAGTGACAGGCGAAATCAAGCACGATATCGAAACAACAAACCTTGTTGTTGATACAGGTCTTAACTATATCGCATCGCGTATGGTCGGGACTTCAAAGAATGTTATGTCTCACATGGCAGTTGGTTCAGACGACACTGCTGCAGCGGCAGGTGATACCAACGTTGGATCGATTCTTGGTTCGCGCAAGGCGTTGACAAGTTCGACTGCAACTCTCAACGCTGTTGAATATGTTGCAACTTTCGCTGCAGGCGAAGGTACTGGTGCAGTTGTTGAGGCAGGAATCTTCAATGCTTCAACATCAGGTGATATGCTTTGCCGCACCGTGTTTGATGTTATCAACAAGGGCGCATCAGACAGCATGACTATCACTTGGACGGTTACTGTATCGTAATATAACATGCCACTTCTTCTAAGATCGCAAGGGCGACAAGAAATAGCAAGAAGCGTTTATCGTGACATTTACAACGAAAACGATTACTACTATTTCTTTGTCTCCCGCACTCTCGAATGGGACGAGAACCCACCTCATGGTGAGGAAAACCCAGAGCAACCTGTTGACTCTGTGTCATACTCAAACACGTCTCATAGAAACACATTGTTTGTAAAAAGAATAAATGCAAATGATGCGGTCTTAATGGCACCAAGATATAATTGGACACTAGGTACAGTTTACGCTCAATATGATGATTTATATGGGCAAACTAATGCGAACGGAAGATTGATTGCACCAGATGGGGGTGCATCATCATTATCGACTGCTAGGTTCTATGTTATAACTGATGAATATAACGTATATAAATGTATCAGTAATGGTAAAAGAGGTGATGCATCCTCTGATCTTCCATCTGCAAGCACAGTCAAACCTACAGGAACAGATACGAATGCGTTTGAAACATCAGACGGTTATATTTGGAAATTTATGTTTCGTGTCGAAGCAGGTGATGTCACCAAGTTTCTAACACCAACGCATATTCCAGTTCGTAAGATGTCTGGGTTTGGTGAACCACAATATGACGTAAACGGGTTTGTAGACAGAATTGATGTTACGTTCGGTGGTTCAGGATACTCATCTGCACCGTATGTTCGTATTCAGGGCGACGGTAAATCTGCACCTGATGTAATCATCGACAGTACCACAGGACAAGATGCAGAAGCATTTGCTACTTGTGCTACAAATGGAGCAAATCAAGATATTGTTTCGCAAATCGTAGTAACGAATGGTGGATCGGGGTATAGATCTGCGCTCTCTAAAACCTTTGATGGATCCTCTACGGGTGATATTTCACTCACGACCGACGAAATTAGTATCACTAGTCATGGGTTTACGAACCTTGATCTCGTCAAATATTCAAATGGCGGCGGAAATTCTATTGGTGGATTAACACACAATAGATCGTATTATGTAATTCGTATTGATGCAAATACAATTAAACTCGCCACTTCATATGATGATGCAGATACAGATGTTGCGATTGACTTTACTTCATTCGGTATTGGCGATGCACATTCGCTAACATTCGAAGGAACTAAGGTGTATCTTGCAGGAGGTACTGGTACTGGAGCAACTGCTTCTGCAGTTATCACGGGGGGTGTAATTACTGGAATTACTGTAACAAACGGTGGTTTAGGTTATACTGGTGCCAGAGCAACTGCTGCTTTGGGAACAGGTGCAACTGCTGGTAAAGTAGTTTCAGTCACAGTAACCGAACCTGGATCTGGATTCTCGTTTGCGAATATCAATTTCATTCCTGTCGCTGGTGATTCAATTACCGAAACTGCAGCTGCAGCTGCGGTGCTTGGATTTACTGAGGGTGGCACACCACAAGAAAATGTGGAGGCGGCCGCCATTCCTGGAACTATTGACAGAATAGTAATTCTCTCAAGTGGAAATAGTTACATCCAAGGGGATGCCTCTGTCTCTATTGTAGGTGATGGACAAGATGCGCAAGCAAGATTGACATTAACTAACGGCGAAGTTACTGGCATTACTATTACAAATCCAGGATCTGGTTATAGTTTTGCTGAAATTTCTGTAGTTAATGCTTCTGAAAATTCTCCAGGAACTGGCGCAAGGTTCAGAGCAATTATCTCACCATATGGTGGACACGGGTCGAACCCACAGAAAGAGTTGTTTGCTAAGAGTTTATCGTTGACGGTTTCTCTTACCAATGAAACCTCTGACACATTCCTAAACAACGACTTTAGACAATTAGGTATTGTAAAGAATCCTAGAATTTTCGGATCTTCTAGTAACTTTACTTCAAATACTGGCAATTGTTGTTATGTTGTCGTAATAAATAATCCTGAATTGGTAGATTATGATGATGTTATTGAGGGCGATGATGGAGGAAGATTCATTGTTGTCCAAAAAGAAGATAGTAATAATGATGGTGTCGTAGATAGAATTCACTTGTTGCCTATTATACCAAAACTTTATGTATCGACTCAGTTGACTAATGTGAATACAGAAGTGGCATTAGGATCTATTGTACCCGATTCCTTTAATATAGGTACAGTAGCAGAACCTATTCTTGTTGATTATCTGGAACCAGAAGTTGACAATAGAACTGGTGAAATCATATATCTAGATAATAGAGTTAAAATAATTAGAACATCTGATCAAGTCGAAAAAATCAGAGCATTGATCAATTTTTAAAAGAAGTAGGAAAATATGGCACTGAATTTAAATACATCTCCGTATTATGATGACTTTGATGAGGCGAACAAGTTTCATAGAATTCTCTTCAAACCTGGATATGCGGTTCAGGCTCGCGAACTTACACAATTACAAACCATTCTCCAAAATCAAGTTAATAAGTTCGGCGACCATATTTTCAAGAATGGCGCGATCGTTTCAGGTTGCGACGTTCAGATTGATAATGAATTATCATATGTAAAAATTGATGCAAATGCTGCTGGAAATGCACGACTGCCAGAATATATCGGTAGAACAGTCGAGGGCGGTAACAATCTTACAGCAGTAATCGTAGACGCAATTGAAGCAACAGCAACAGATCCAGGAACTCTTTACCTGAGATACACAAGCGGTGATGGTAGCACAAATGCTGTCCACTTCACTGGCGCAGAAACTCTTACAGTTTTGCCAACTCCAGACCCAGAGGATACAGACCCTCTAGCAGATGATATATTTACTGTTCAAGCACTTGAAGTTGATACTGACGTATTGACAAATAACTATTGGGGTCGTGCCACTCGCATGACTGTCGGTGAAGGTATTCTTTATATCGACGGTAAATTTATTCTCCATAGTTCGCAGACAATTTATCTTTCAAAGTATACTGGCAACCCAACTGGTAGTGTATGCGTTGGTGCAGATGAGCAAGTATTAGACACGGGAGACGGTGTAGTGGGCGAGACTCTTCTCGATCCAGCACAAGGCACATATAACTTTGCTGCTCCTGGCGCAGATAGATACTATGTATCGACTGACCTAATTTTCGTCAATATTGGGGATACAATCCCAGACGGATATTATGAAGTTGCAACAGTTGTTTCTGGTGGTCTTAATAGAACACATACCTCTGACATCTATGCCAAACTTGGCGACAATCTAGCACGCAGAACATATGATGAATCAGGTAATTATACGACAAAGGCATTTCCTGTTCTTGTTCGCGAACATCTAAATGTTGGTGGCAATAACGGTCTTTATACCGAAGAACTTGGTGGTGATGAATTTCTTCTTGCAGTCGGTCTTGAAGCGGGTAAAGCATATGTTCGCGGTTATGAGTACGAAACTCGCCAGACAGAATATGCTATTACTGAAAAGGGTATTGACACCGTACAGAAATATAGTGTTCCCATTAGTTCTGCTTATGGCAACTATGTTGTAGTAACAGACTATAAGGGTGTTCTGCCACTAGATGGTTCTAAGATTTCTCTACGCACCGACCCGCAAAACGGCGTTTCTGGTTCACAGACAGCAGTTCAAGGTACTGAAATTGGTACTGCTCGTGTTCGTCACATTGAACATGTTGGACCTGATGCTCCAGGAACTGCAACTGCAGTGTATAACATCTACGTTTACGATGTTCAGATGACAGCAGGAGACTTCGCCGACGTTAGTGGATTGTATTACTCGACCAGTGGAACCAACGATGGTTATGCTGACGTTGTTGAATCTGTATTGAAGTCATCACAATATAATAAACTACTCTATAGAATGCCATCGCGTGCTACTAAGACAATCAAACCACCATTTCCTTCTGGTAGTTATGAAACATCGTTATATTATACTAAGGTATATGAAAATATTGATATAACATCGGGTGTTGGTAGCATTACACTATCGGGCAATGAGTTCTTTATCCAAGATCAAAATGATGCGATTGAAACTTACATCAATAGAAATCTTTTGATGGTTCGAGATACTGGTGGTGCAATTGTTGATCTAACAGTAGGCACAGTTGATGCACAGGATCCTTCTTCGCAAATTATTAGTTTTTCTGGACTTGGTTTCTCTGATACGGTTACAGTATATTCTACAGTCGAAGCAAACTTTGCTGCGCCTCTTAGGAAAACTCTGAACCGAGCGAGACATGTTGCGTTTGACCTTTCACTAAAAATTCCTACTACTGGAGTAAATACTAGCACTGAAGTTATTACATATAATAATCACGGTCTGCAAACGAATGATAAAATCAAGTATAAAGCGAATGGCGGAACTCCGATCGGCGGACTTACTGATGGAACTGAATATTTCGCAATCAATCTTGGGACGAATACATTTTCGGTTTCTGCATCTTCGGGTGGTTCAGCAATAAATCTTTCGGGTACAGGTAACAATAATCAATACTTCTTCAAGGTAGATGGCGCTGCGTCATTAAACTTGGGCGTTGCTGACGTATTCTCTGTTGATGCTGTTTACAGAGCACCAGTTGGAACCACTACACGTGCGGCCGCTGTAACAACAGGTACTGATATCACCTCGCAATATACGTTGGATAATGGTCAGCGTGATAACACATACGAACTTGCTAAACTTATACAAGCAAATAATGCACCTTCCCTGGAAGGTTTTAATCTGATTGTCAAGTTTAGTTACTTTACTCATGTCACATTGTCAACGAATGCTGGTTACTTCGCGGTCGACTCATATGATGTATTGGATAGTGCAGAACCTGATAGTGCCTTTATCAAGACATACGAGATTCCAATTTATACTTCACCAACGACTGGTGAATCGTATGACCTACGCGACACGCTGGACTTCCGAGTAAGAATTACCGACTCAGTTACACCTGCTACATTTGCAACAATCGAGTCAGTACCAGTCAATCCAGCAAATTCAACTGGAACAATATTTAAACCATTGGGATTGAGTAATCTTACTATTCCTCGTCCTGAGCAAGAAATTAATATCAACTACGAATATTACGTTGGTCGTAAAGACAAGATCGTAATGGATGACCATGGAGTGTTCAGCGCAGTTAGTGGAACTCCATCACTAACTCCTGTCGAACCACTTACTCCAGAAAACGCGATGTGTATTGCGATCGTTACAATTCCACCATATCCTTCGCTTGCTCCTAATGTTGCAAAGTCAACAGGGCGCAATGAATATGGTGTAACTTTCCGCACCCTTGATAATCGACGCTATACAATGCGCGATATTGGTGCAATTGAACAACGTGTTTCTCGCCTAGAATATTATACTACTCTGACACTTCTCGAAAAAGCAACAGAGTCTCTGTTTATTCCGAGTGCCACAGATGAAATGTTGAATAGATTTAAACATGGTATTCTAGTAGATGCGTTTACTGGACACAATGTAGGTAATCCAAAGGATCTCAACTATAGTTGCTCGATTGATGCAGTCAATCAAGAACTCCGTCCTTACTTTAATATCGAAAATGTTGATCTAATTTTTGATTCTGCAAATTCTATTGGCGTAAAAAAGACAGGCGATCTTCTAACACTTCCATATAACTATGGTGTTCTTACTCAGAATAAATTTGCTTCGAAGTCTAGAAACTGCGTTGGAGAACTCCTATTCAATTACATTGGAGATATGACCCTAGATCCTCCAGTTGATAACTGGACAGATACTGCACAACTTCCTGACCTCGCAGTAAACTTTGACGGCAACTACGACAACTTTGCTGCCATGGCAAATGCATGGGGAACTCAATGGAATGACTGGCAGGACATCGTAACTGGTCGTTCGATTTCGACCGATACAACTACAACAGGTGGACAGACTCGCGTATCTGGTGACACTCTTTTCCAAGAGCAAATTCAGATCTCAACGACAACCACTACGCAGCGTCAAACACGTCAAGGTGTGACTATGGGTGTTACTCCAGAAACTACGACGAGGGATCTTGGTAATCGCGTAACAAATGCTTCTATCATTCCATATATGAGAAGTGTAACAATTACAGTTAAAACTAAGAGATTAAAACCTCTGACAAGAATCTATCCATTCTTTGACGGTATTGATGTTACAGCACATTGTCGCCCACTATCAAGTGCTGCTCTAACTGCATCACCGACTGATCCAGCAGAATATTCTGCATATGCTATTGCTGGTCCAACGGGTGTTTATGGTGCTCCGTTGGTTACTGATGCCAATGGCGAACTTGCAATTCAGTTTAAAATTCCTGCTGGTACGTTTAGAACAGGAACCAAGAACTTTAGAGTTTGCGACGATGCATTTAATAGATCACCATTCATTACAACTTCAGCGACAAATTCATTCTCCGCGAATGGTCTTTCGCAGGTGGTCGAGGGAACTGTTGTTTCTACGAGAGAGGCAAAAGTATCTTTCACTAATGTTAGTGATTCTCGTTCGGTGACTGAAAACAATACTACTGCAAATCGCATCGGCGAGAGAACAGTTGGAACAATTCAGAATACTACAGTAAATAACACCTTTACGACTGTTAACAACACTACAAACGTTTCTAATGTTACTAACAATACAATAGAAGTTAATGAAA